TTGAATTGCTAATTTACAAAAATATACATTAACTTTTTCTTCCTTTAATTCATCTAAAGGCAGCTGTGATAATTGACTTATAATCTTATCCTTATCCCCTGCAAAACCTTTAACTATTTTAGATATATTATTAATGGATAATGTTTCTTCTAATGTAGTCGTAAAACGGCTATCTTGTGTAGGTTTAACGTCTATCTGGGTTGGCTCATAAAGTTTTTCAGTTCTTAAAAACATTTCATTAACAATATAAGTTTTACCAGATCTACCTCTAATAGATTTTACAATATTTAATTTATTAAGAGTTTCTAGGCAGGATTTAATAGTGGTCCGACAAAGTCCAGTATCCTTATGGATTGTTTCATGCCTTAATCCAGCTTTATAGCCATTTTTCTTCCAAGCATATTTCATTACAGATAGAAATACATTTAAACAATGTGATTTTCTCTCCCCCTCTACAATATCAAGATGATGATATAGTTTATAAGTTATATGTAAAAATCCTCGTGTAGTATTCATTACTTATCCTTTCTTTTTGGTGATTGACATTTTTCTTTATGATTTTCGTGAAATTTTCTTAATTCTATTACCCATTGATCTTCACTCATGATTTGAAATTTGGTCTGACGGCTTCTTATACGTTTAATCCTAAAGGTTAGGCTAGTTGGTGTCAGTTCTTTATAGAACACTAAAAAGCAGGGTATATTTAAGCGACTAGCGATGATCTTTGATAGGGTTGTAGCCTTCCATTCTTGACCTTTATCATAGCAAGTTTCAATTATGGCTAATGGCTCATAACAGTACATACAACATTCAACAGCATCAACATCGATGTAAGCAATTCCGTCATATTTTCTATGAAAATCTGAATACTTGCCATTACTAAAAGCATAAATATCTCTAGCCATTTTTTAATCTTTCTTTTAAACTTTGTATCTCAAAATCTTTTAAGTTCATATGAGTTTCAAGATCATCTATTATTTTTTTTAATTTATCTATTTCTTTTTTTAACTTCTTAACTTCTTTAAGATCTACTTCATCGAAGATTCCAGAATATGTCATTTTTCGTATAATATTTTTTTAACTACGGATCTAGGATAAGCAGTAATATTGCCAATTGATAATTTATTTTCATCAAAAGTAAATGAAGTAAAAATCTTAACTACTTTAGAATCTTTATAATATAAGTAGCCAATATCTTCACACCAACTGTAGCTAAAATCATCAACATCTTTTAAATCATCATACCATTGGGAAGATGAGCAAATATCAACCCAAATTACACGCACCTTTTTATATGGTAGTTTTTTCTTATTCATTTTTCTCTCCGTTATACAATTAAAATTATCCGTTGACAACTACTTAAAATCACTGTAATTGTTAGAAAAAAAAGCGAAAGGAAAAATGGAAAAAGATAAAATAAAAAAAGCATTCTCAATATATAATGGTGGTGAAGGTTTAGATCATTGGTCTTATTCTTCTACAAGTACACCCTTTGCAAAAAATTTATTAGGTTATAGTTTCCCACAAGAGATTAGAAGGAAGTTTGCATTTAGATACAAAGCTAACTTTGGAAATCTAGTTAACAATGTGGTCCAGAGAATGATTGCAGATGTAATTTATAAATCAAAAACAATTAAGCAAGATGAGTTTACAGAAGAAGAAAGAAACTATCAAAATTGTTTCGCAGCAGAATTAGAATTAGTAAATAAAAATCCACCAGTAGACGCAAAAGATAAGTTTGGCAGAGAAGCTATGTTGAAGTTTGCCGAAGATTGTATTCCAATTACAAAAAAGGTTGTGCAAGATATTATTGGTAAAGATAAATTGGTTTGTGAAAGATATGTTGAACTAAAAGAGTTTGATATGATTAAACCTGTCATTGGTCGTATTGATTACGAGAGCAAAACAAAATTTATAGAACTTAAAACTAAACCACCTAATTTAAGAAAGATTAAAGGCAAAGAAGAATGGAACATGATCACTCAAGATCTACCAACTGAACCTACACTTGAAAACCTTACCCAGACTTCGTTCTACTACATGACAACAAAGAAGATACCTTACTTGGTATATGTTAATGATAAAGATTATGTCATCTTTGATCAAAGTCATGAGTTGATGAAGGCAGACCATTTGAAATATCTTTATAATAAAATGATTGATAAAATTTTATTATGGGAAAAGATGATTATGTTTTGTGAAGGCAACATAGAGAAGTTAGCTTTGATGTGTGAGCCACCAGATCTTAATCACTTTTTTTATTACAAAGATTTAGCAGATGAACAAAAAGAACTCATAACTAAATTATGGGGAATAAAACAATAACAATAACAAAAGGAAAACTATGTCGTGGTTAATATATAAAACAAAAGTAATAGGAACTTATACTTTTATTTATGCACAAAAAGTATGGGGTTTATTACCATTCTAGTAACAATTAAACAAAAGGAAAAATATGAGTAGCGAAAAAAACAACGTATATAAAATGGAAAACAAAAATATGAAAAAAAATATATATCAAAAGTTACACGCAGCTTGCATTAATGCAGGGGGTGTAAAAAAAGCAGACAAAGTATCTGGTATGAGATTTAATCCCTTACTTCACGATGCCGTTCAAGAAGTTGCAACACAATCATTGTTAGATCAAGGTTTGTATGTAACTTGTAATTATTTAACTGAAACAGTTGAATCTAGAAATATGGTTATGTGTGTATGTACAATGAGAGTACATGACATCGATGATCCAAAAAGTTTTATTATTGTTGACGGATGTTCAGCTCTAGGCAAAATGGATCAATTTGGAACTGGTAATGCAATGTCATACTCACGAAAGTATGCGTTCTTAAATCTTTTAAATTTAAAAACTGGAATAAAAGATGAGGATGGTTACGCAGCTGCACCATTTGAAAAAAATTCTTCAGAGCCATCTGTAGAACCTACATACACAGATAACGATGTGAATGTAGAGGAGATAAGCAAAAAGATACTAGCAACTAAAACTGACAAGCAATTGTTTGCAGTTAAAAAAGAAGTTAGAGATCAAGTGCTTTATCTTAAAGACAATAACTTCAAAGCCTACGAACAGATCAGAGATTTGTCTAGTAAGCATGAAGTCAAACTAACAAATAATCAACAGTAGTTGATATAACCAAGGAGTAAATATGGATAATCAATCCGAAAAAATATACATTAACTTAACCAAGAACCCAGATTGGAAGTCACCAGAAGATAAACTTCCTATTTATGTTGGTCCAAAAAATATGAAACATCCAGATAAGAACTGGACCATTGGAGTAAACATTAATGGTAAATGGTATAACCAAGCTGCGTTCCCATCTAAAGATCAAGATGGAAAACTAAAAGCTGGTGAACTTACAATAATTTTAACACCTAGTGGAGCAGGCAAATCTAGTAATAATAGTTTTGCAAGCGAACCAAAAGATGCTAATAACGAATATACTTTCTAATTAGTTAGAATGTATCAAGCAGGGTGGGGTTTTTTTCCCTTTCCGTTTTCCCCACCTTGCTTTAAAAAAAGGATTTATAATGTCTGATAACATAAAAGAACCACCACACTACACTGCTAACAAAATTGAACCTATTGATTTTATAATTGCAAATGATTTTAATTTCTGTGAAGGTAATGTAATTAAGTATATTTCTAGATACAAAAGAAAAAATGGTATCGAAGATCTTAAAAAAGCTAAACAGTATATAGATTTTTTAATCAAAAAAGAAGTTGAAAAAGGTACAAAAGAATGACAAAATATATTCGAATCAAGAACGGAGAATGTAGTTTTACTATAATCGAAGAATTTGATTCAATAGAGAAGGCTGCTAACAGTTCCAATGAAGGAACAAATGCAGAAGTAAAAATTGAGAATATTAAACTCGATTTTACAACAGTGAAAAAGGAGCATGATGGAAAACATCAAAATGCGTCTGCAGAAGCTAAAGGATCTTCAAGCGAAGAAACACAAGAAGTATCTAGAAGCCAAGCACAAAGCAAATAAGTATCAAAAAGATTCTTATAGATTGTTTTGGAAAATAGAAAAGACGCAAGAACAGTTATTGTCAGCTAAATAGATAATAACTTAAGGTTGAAAAAAAACGAACATAAACTGTAGGGGATCTATGACCATAAATATAAGCCAACACTATAATACGCACAAAAAAAATTTAAACCAGAATCACTTTGTCTACAAAGTTAAGAAAGCATTCTACCTTCTAACAAACAAAGAAGAAAGATTATATGAGGTAGGGTTTTCAGAGGGGTTTTTATATGCAGCAGAATTGCTACAGAAGAAACCAATAATAGATAGCAATGTTAAACATAAAGTTGGTATCAAATATAAGAATGCAAACATAGAAATTGTTTCTAAACTTGTAGATAAAGTGTGTGAAAAATATACTGTTAGCAAGCACGATGTGTTTAGCAAAGGTAGAACTACAGATGTAGTTAGAGCAAGAAGCATTGTCTACAATCTTTTACATGAAGAATACAATGTAAGTGTATCTTCAATGAGTAGAGTGTTTAACCAAGATCATACAACAGTATTACATTCTCTTAAAAATAAAATAGAGAAGAAACGATATTGGAATCCTGGTAATACTATTTGGGAAGAGTTTGAAGATTTAAGAAGAATTACTTTTTAAATCCAGACTTCATATTCTTATAAGCCTTGGAAGTAATAGTTGATTTCTTTTTAGTATTAGAAGTACCAGATTTTTTTTTCTGGTTGATATTATAATACAAACCTTTCTTTGCTACTTTACCAGTAGCCGTCTTGTGGTAACCTTTTTTCATTTTGCTCCTTATGTTGTTTAATATTTAACTCACAATAATTGTCAAAGCAAGAACCTTCTTTACCATCATGACAAAAATATTTTTTCTTTGCAGTAACTATCCATCCACCCATATTACTCATGAGCTGCTTTTTACAAGTCTCGCAAACACCACAAATTAATATATGTTCTTTAGGTTTAACCCAACCTTTTTTTTTCAAACTAACACTTCCATCTTCTTCTAGCTTGTCTTATTCTAGAGTTAGGATCGTTTCTTGTTTTAGCAGAAGAATTTTTAAGTTGTCCAGCTGATCTTGCACAATAAGATTTTCTACGTTTAGCTGCCTTTGATCCTGCTTTAACTTTACCAGTAACTGCAGTTTTTAATTTACTACCAGGATTGGCTCTTCGATATGCTTTAACACCTTTAGATGTCATGCCAGCTCCAGACTTTGTTGGTCTGTAGTTTGCGTTCTTACCTTTAGTGGTTTTTCTTATAGCCATTTTAATTTGCTAATGGATTATCACTTAATTCTTTTAGTTCTTTGATTTGATTTTTAAGAAGATTAACTTCTACTTCTAATACTTTGCTTTGTTGTATCAATGTTGCAATATTATTATTACTATCATTAATAGAAAACATATTTGTGTTTATACTTTCTTGTATGTTTTCATATCGTTCAACCAATATAGCTTGTTGTCTTTCAAGACCAGATGTATCAACTTTTTTTTGAGAAGATAGTTGATTTATAGTTGCTTCCATCTTTGCAAATTTAGAATAGAACGTACCAGTAGATCCTATCAATCCTAGGATTACCATGATTACACCAATGTTACTTTTTAATTTATCCATTCTTTAATACCTGCAATTGATTTATCAAATCTTGACGTTCTTGTAAAATAGTATTTAACTTAATTCTTCTTTGTATAATAGGATCATTTTGTTTATATTCTGCTAAATCTACTTGATAAATAACTCTATTATCTGCAATATTTATTTGGTTATCATATATAATTCTGTTGTCATAAAATGGAATATTATATTCTTCCAATCTATTATCAGATGTCATTACTTTTATTTTAACTAAATTTTTTAATTGTAAATTTTTACCTATATCTTTAACCTTCTCATCAATTTTTTCTAACACGTCATCAAGAGAAACAACTTTTGTTTCCTTTTTTTTTATCTCTTTTTCTTTTATTTGTTCTGGTCCACTATCATTCTCTACAGTTTCAGATTCATTAGTTTTTTCTTCTTGAATTTCTTTTGGCTTTTCTTCTTTTTCTTCTTCAACAATCTCCATTACTACTTCCATTGGAGTTTCTTCATTCTCTTCTTCAGAAGCCATTTCAATCATATCCATAATCATAGGCTCTTCTTCTTTAGTTTCTTCTTCAACCATAGTAGGCTCTTCCAATATCATTGGCTCATCAAACTTTTCTTCTTGAACTACTTCTTCCATAACAGGCTCATCAAAAAATTCTATAATCTCTTCCATAACAGGCTCATTCATATAAATAGGATCTTCTTTGAACTCTACTACTTCAAATGTTTCTTCTATTACAAAATTATCTTCTGGATTAAAATCTTCAAACAAATCTATAAGTTCTTGCTCAACAATATTTTCAATAACAATAGGATCTGATTCGTAAGTTAAAGTGAGGGAAGGTTGCTTGAGGTCAACCCCATAATGATTGTTCGTAGCATTTGATGAATCTGTAAAATCATATCGAACTGATAAGTCATAGTCGGTTTGTAAACTTGAAAGTACAGTATAAGTATCACTGCCAGTGACGTAATCACCACAGTTAAAACTGCCACAGCTATCACTATTATAATTCCTAATTTGTGTTGTTGTTTCACCATCTGCTCCTGTTATAGTTACTGTTGACTTTACATTACTTTCGTAAGTATTCCAATGCCAATATTCAAATTGATGATTAGTTGTAAAACCATTTTGCAATTGAACTTCTGTAAGATTAGCATCGTTTTTAACACTTACATCATTACTTTGAATATAAGTATCATGCTCGGCAGCAATAACAGTAGAACCATGTCTACCATCTGCAGTACCAGACCAAGATCCATTATCAAAATTTGTATCTAATAAATTCTTTGTAGTAATCTCTTCACTTTTTATGGAAGTTATAAGGGTTGAGAGAATCAGACCACTTATCAGTAATATAGTTCGCATATACAAAACCTACTATTATTAATATTATCCAAATCATTTTTTATTATGTATATCTACTATCTCAACTTTTTTAATAGTTAAGTCTGGATATTGTTCATCTATCTTTTTTTTAATTTTTAAATTTTTAACATACAGATCATAATCTGGTCGAAGTTTACCATATTTTTTCCATGCGTCTTGAGCTGCTTTACCTATTTTTCCTTCATATGGACAAGGTGTTCCTGCGTGTTCCATACTAGCAAACACTCTTTCATCTTGGCAAAGAATTGCTACGGCAGCTACTTTCATTCCTAGTGAGTTAAGTTCTCTTGATAACTTTATTCTTTCACAATTTTTATCTCTAAAAGATTTACCACCACTTAAACCAATACCAAAAGTTTGAACTCCAATAGATGCTCCAGCAAGGCAAACATCTGAACCAGAGTTAGTAACATTAGGTGCAGCTGCAGTAGGTGGTGCAGATTTTATACTAGAGTTTGATGTAGAGTTTGTTGTACTTGTAGTGTTTGAAGAACTACCATCTTGAAAGTTAGTTGTAGAAGTTGAAGTGTATCCACCTTCGATTGCAGTATTACTTCCAGAAGTATTTGTTTGTGTGCTATCTGCAAAAACAGTAGATCCTATTAACGTAATCCACATTAAAACTAATAGTGTGTATGCAGTTGGTTTAATAAATTTCATTTAGCAACCTTGCCTTTATTAATACCTTTTTTAATAATATAACTTTGTGTACCATTAGCACCAGTATTAACTTCTTGTCTCAAGTTTTTAAAGATGTTCATTTCTTTTAAGTTCTTTTCTATTTTCTTTTTAAAAGATTCTAATACTTTATT